CCGTTGAACGACACGCCGATGGTGGACGAGGCTGGCATCCCGGTCATCGACCCGATCACGCTGAAGCAGCTTTCGACGCCGGGCGTCAAGTCAACGTTGATCGCGGAGGTCAAGGCACAGCAGGGGGCGCTTCTCGCGCAGAGCGACTGGGCAATCGTGCGGAAGGCCGACACCGGGACAGATGTTCCCGCAAACATCTCTACGTGGCGTGCAGCGATCCGCACAAAGGCCACCGAAATGGAAACTGCTATCTCCGATGCAGCTGACACCAATGCCATCGCTGCTCTCTTTGTCCGCTATACGCAGGATGACGTTGGGTCTATCATCAAGTCTGGTATCCTGTATGACTGGCCTGAGCTAGATGAATAAGCTCCTGACAGCTCTGTTGTTATTAGTTCCGACTAGCGCATTAGGAGCTAATATCACATGCTATGATATAGATGTGGTCAAAGAAACACTCACAGAGAAGATAGGTGCTAAGGTTCAAGGCTACGGTATAGATATCAACGGTGGATTGGTAACATTATTCAAAGCACCGAATGGAACTTTTATGATAGCCGTAACTCCAATGGAGTATTCTGACAAAATCTGTCCTATCATCGAAGGCACCAACTGGACTAACGTATTGACAACCCTGTTTAATAATGCTACAATAGGCAAAAGGAACTAAGAGATGACTGTTGAATCCGCAACATATATTAGCCAGCTGAACTCAGCGCAGCCGACTGCGAGCGACAACATCTCAGAAGGCGATGATCATCTCCGACTGATCAAGAGTGTTCTCAAGGCGCAGTTTCCCAATCTGGCGACCACAGCTGTAAATCCCACCTCTGCACAGCTGAACAAACTTGGATTTGAAACGGGCGCTGTTATGATGTATGCGTCTAATACGATTCCAACGACGCAGACGATCAGCGGCATCAACGACTGGCTCCTTTGTGACGGCTCTGATTATTCCACAGTTACCTACTCTGCTCTCTATAACATCATCGGAACCACCTTTGGAACATCCGGTTCTAACTTCAAGGTTCCGGATTATCGCACCTACTTTCCTGTAGGTGTCGGTTCAGGGTTTGTTCTAGGCACAGCTGGCACAGCGAGTGCAGCCACTGGCACCGATGTCCTGAAGTATCAGCCCATTAACTTTATCATAAAGACATGACGATAAACTATAGAGGCGAGCGGTTCTCAGGGTATAACAAACCGAAGAGGACCCCCGGTAAATCTAAGAAGTTTGCAGTTCTAGCGAAACAGGGTGACAAAGTACGTCTTATTAGGTTTGGCGATCCTAATATGTCTATTAAAAAAGACCAGCCGAGTCGTCGCAAGAGCTTTCGAGCAAGGCACAAATGCGACACCAATCCCCCCGGAAAACTAACAGCAAGATATTGGTCTTGCAAAAAATGGTAAGGAGATAACGATGGTTGCTAAATACAGCGGCAAGATGTCGGGCAAGATGGGTAATCGCAAGGTTCCCGGTCCCGGCGGAAACAAGATGCACAAAAAGGGTGCTGGTAATCGTTTCGGTAAGAAATGAACCATAAAGAAAAAGCAAATCAAGCAGCGATAATCTTAGAGAACCCAGTTTTCAAAGAAACGCTTGAACGAATCAGCAATGACTTGATCTCTCAATGGGGCATAGCTGAGACTACAGAAGAGAGAGAACTTTGTTGGATGAAACTTAACGCCCTGCGTTCCATTAAGGAAGACCTAGAGGCAACCATCCATAACGCTAAAATAGAAGGGTAAACCAATGAGTGAGGCACCGACCAATCCCGAAGGGGAAGTCACTGAGCCGAAGCTTTCAATGTTCGATGTCATGTTTGGAAGTGAGGAGACCACTAATCCAGAACAAGCAGTCGAAGAACCTGTCAATTCCGACGAGGAATATGAAGCCCAAGATTATGACGAGGCGGAAGAGGCAGAAGAAGTAGAGGTATACGACGACGAAGTTGAGACAGAAACCTCTCCGGCCTACACTGTCAAAGTTGACGGTGAAGAGTTTGAGGTTACTCTTGATGAACTGAGGAGCGGATACCAGCGGCAAGCAGACTATACTCGTAAGTCGCAGTCACTAGCGGAGCAGAGGAAAGCCTACGAGGCTAACCTTCAAGCTGTTCAGCAGGAGCGTAATCAGTACGCTCAGCTTCTTGAGAATATGTCGATGAACCAGAACGCTGAACTCCAGCGTTTTGAAAAAATCGACTGGAAAGAACTCAAAGACACTGATCCTATGGAATACATGGAGAAGCGTCTTGAGTATCAGGAAGCGAAGGAGAAAGTAACTGAGTTGCAGAACGAGCGTTGGCGAGTTCAGCAGCAGAACGAAGCAGAAATGGCCAGTGTGCTACAGGAGAAAATCCAGAAAGAAGCGGAACTCCTCGCACAGAATTTGCCTGAGTATGCTGACCCCGGTTCAAACTTGAAAACTCGTTTGCGGGATTATAGTTTGAGTCTAGGGTTTTCTCCTCAAGACATTGACGGGATAACCGATCACCGTGTCGTAATGGTTCTGTACAAAGCTATGATGCAGGATCAGGGCACCACGGCTCCTGTCAAGAAAGCTAAACCAGCTGCTCCTAAAGTTGTGAAGGCCGGAACGCCAGCTTCTAAAGCACAACGCTCGAAGCGAGACGCTCAGGCTAAGCGTGAAAGACTTGCAAAAACGGGTAACCCTCGTGACGCCGCAAGTGTTTTTCTGGACTTAATCTCTTAAAATAGGAGCTAAACATGGCACAGCCTACTGGTGTGTATGTCACGTACTCCGCTGCTGGTCTTCGCGAAGACCTTGAGAACGTGATCTACGACATTTCCCCGACTGATACGCCGTTCATGTCTATGGGCGGTCGTATGGACGCGATTGCGGTAAACCACGAGTGGCAGACGGATGCCCTCGCTGCCGCTGTCGGTACGAACTACAACGAAGAAGGCGCGACGCTCACGGCGGCTGAACCGGCTGCTACGACTCGCGAAGGCAACATCTGCCAGATCAGCCTCAAGACGACTCTCGTTTCCGGCACGCTTGACGCGGTGTCGAAGGCGGGCCGTCGCGAAGAACTGGCCTATCAGATGTCCAAGCGTGCGAAGGAACTGAAGCGCGACATGGAGACGACGCTGGTTGGTACGAACCAGACGAAGACTCCGATGTCAGCGGATAGCACCGTTCGTAAGCTTGGCTCGCTTCCGGCGTGGGTCGAGACCAACATCTCGGAAGGCGGGAGTGCGTCTACGCCTGGTAATGGTACGGCTCGTACCGATGGTACTCAGCGTACCTTCACCGAGACCCTTCTCAAAGCCTCGATTCTGTCGGCTTATGATTCGGGCGCTGACATCAAATACCTGATGATGGCTCCGTCGAAGAAGCAGACGTTCTCCAGCTTTGTTGGTGTCGGTGGCTCGGCGGGTGTGTCGAACTTCAACGATGTATCCGACCAGCGCATCATTGGCGGCATGGATGTGTACGTCAGTGACTTTGGTGAGATGGCCGTTGTCCCGAACCGCTTCCAGCGTGCTCGTGACGTTTGGCTGCTCGATCCGGAGTACTATGGTATCGCGTACCTGCGTCCCTTCTTCCAGAAGGAAGTGGCGTCCACGTCTGACGGTGAGCAGCGTGCGATCATCACCGAGTACACCCTTGTCGTTAAAAACGAGAAGGCGCTCGGTGCGGTCTACGACCTTACCTAAGCCTAAAGGGGAGGGGCCTAGTGCCTCTCCCCACCACTTTGTAAGAGATAGTTATGAGTGATCCAGTCAAGACAAAATTTAATTACGACCACGAGACAGATAACGTCATTCTCCACAGTACCCAAGATGTTCAGCCGCTGCTCGAACTGAATAAAAAAGAACTTAATAATGACTCGATGTACGGTGGCGTGGCTACTTCAGGGATGCGCAAGGTTGCCAGCATTCCGTTGATCGTCATTGAAAAGTGGAAACGTGAACTCGGAATTGATATCTATAATAAAAACGACTGGCCCAAGATCAAGCAGCTGTTGAATGACCCCGAGAACAGGTTTCTCAGAACACATGAGAGCAAACTCTAATGAGCCTTTCAACGTACTCAGAACTGAAGACCAGCGTAGCAAACTACCTGAACAGGAGTGACCTCACTGATGTCATTCCTGATTTCATTACGCTAACTGAAAACCGTCTGAACCGTGAGCTTCGCGTCAGGGCGAACATGGTCCGGGCGACGACGACAACGACTTCTGGTACGGCTTTTTATGATCTTCCCAGCGATCTGATTGAGCTACGGAACATCACCTACGACACTTCGTCTTCCAGCTATGCTCTTACTTATCTGTCTCCTGAGTCGTCAAGTCGAGAGTATGGCTCTACGAGCAACGGATTTCCGAGGGCGTATACAAATCTTGGAAAGAACATAAAGCTCGCTCCGACTCCGGATGGAGCCTATACGATCAGTATCAATTACTTTCAGAAGCTGAACTCGTTGTCGGACAGTGTTACGTCCAACGATGTTCTCACTGAGTTTCCCGACCTGTACCTCTTTGGCTCCTGCATGGAAGGAGCTATCTACCTGAACGATACAGAGCAGACTCAAAGGTTTGCCTCTATCTTTCAAGCTACGCTCGACGAGGTCAAGCGGTCGGAAGAAGCTGCGCGATACAGCGGTACGGTTATGACGATGACTGTTCAAGGTGATCCCGGTTCTCTGGTTCGTAGGGGTGCCTGATGCCTACCAATTGGGTACAAGACGAGTTTGATCTGATACAGGAAAGTGGCGGGAATATCCTGTACGAAGATGCAGACTATATAGCTCTTCAAGAGTGGAACTCAACTGTCTGGACAGAGGACACGACGACGGGCAATGGCTAAGCAACTCTTCGATGTCGCATCTTCAGCGCAGGGCAGGTTCTCTCTGAACAGAGACCTGTCGCCTTATGACATGCCGCCATCTTTGTTCAATGATGTCCAGAATGTCAGGTTCATCGATGGCAAGGCTGGTAAGATACTTGGGCATACGTCGGTCCTAGGTACTCCTACAGCTGCCCCCTACTGGGCTATCAGCTGGCTACAGGGTAGCACGAACCTCTGGATTTACGGTGGTCTTACTGATCTTTATAAGATCGATGGGACAACGCATAGCTCTGTGACGCGATCCTCTGGGTCTTATACGACTCTGAGCGGTACGACGAACAACTGGCAGGGTGGTGTTCTAGGTGGCGTGCTGGTCTGCACCAATGGCCTCGATGTTCCCCAGAGCTTTACCCAAGCTGGCTCACAGTTCACCGACTTGTCCGATTGGCCAGCTACGCTGAAGTGCAAGACGATTGTTCCGTTCAGAAACCATCTGGTCGCTCTGAACCTGACGGACAGTGGTACGGCTAAGCCGTTTACGATCCGCTGGAGTGACGCTATTCCTGCTGGCGCATCTACCAATGGTGCCGACACTTGGAACACTGCGAGCACAGCGTCCGAATCAGCAGAGACCTCGCTCACTGGTACTAAGGGTCATGTGCTCAATGCGCTTCAGCTTGGTAATGAACTTGTCGTCTATAAAGAAGATAGTGTCTACGCACTGAACTATGTTGGCGGCGCGTTCACCTTCAATGTCCGAGAGAAGTTCAAGGATACTGGTCTATTTGCCAGAGACGCTGTGATCGATCTCGGTGACGGCCGTCATGTGATGATGTCTACCAACGATGTTGTGATCCACAATGGCAACACTCTGAAGAGCATCATCGATGATAAGGTCAAGACATTCCTGTTCTCTGAGATCGACTCGACGTACTACTATAAGACCTTCTTGGCTCATAACAAGATTCGAAACGAGGTCTGGATTTGCTTCCCCTCGACGGGTGCTACCAACGGGTTTCCGGACACAGCACTGATCTGGAACTATCGAGATGAAACGTGGTCTTCTCGTGACCTTCCGAATATCAACTTTGCTGCTAAAGGTCTCGTGAACCCTGCACTGACTAACACTTGGACCGCAGCGACCGGACAGTGGCAGACCAATGCTCTGGTCTGGGGTCAGCAGGAGTATAACCCGGCGATTGATTCACTTCTGATGTGCGGCACCAATGATACCAAGATGTACCTAGCTGACTCCGGTACGACCTTTGACGGCACGTCGTTCAATACAATTCTGGAGCGAGTTGGTCTGCACGCTGGTCGAACGGATGCGGTCAAATCGATTACCCGTGTCTATCCGAGGATCGAGGGAACCGGAACAGTCAACATCAGCATCGGCGCTGAGCTAGAGCCGTATGCCGGTGTCTCTTATAATGATCCCGTTGCTTTTACCATCGGCACCGACTCGAAGGTAGACTGTCGAGTTCGTGGTCGTTATATGGCGATCAAGATCGAGAGCGCGTCGGATACACAATTCAGGCTCTCCGGGTACTCTGTTGAATCAGAGGTTGTGTCTGATCGATGAGCCGGGAGTTTCTCAGATTTGATCCATCGTTGTGTCCTACGACCATCGAGGATATCCCTAGGTTCGTAGACCAGATGTTCCTAGAGATCAGAACAGTTCTGGACTTGGTGCGCGACGGACACTTGGATGTTGTCTACGCTGCGCCGGACAAGCCACAGCAAGGAGATATACGGTATGCCGATGGCTCTAGTTGGGACCCCGGATCGGGAGAGGGAATATATTTTTACAACTCCGGTGGAAGCTGGGTTAAGCTATAAGCTCGTCAGCCTCAATGATCCGCTGCTTCGCAACAAGGTGGCTCAGTGCTATCCGTTCTTCGAGAAGTCGATACTAAGGAGTAAGTCCGAAGACATCTATAACGCTGCTGATCTGTACCACCGTGTTCTCTCTGGAACCAGCGACCTCTGGGTATCAACGGATGAGAACAATGTGATTCAAGGTTGCTTTGTCATTGGCTTCGGAGAGTACCCGCAAAGCCGTGGCATCTGCGCAGAGGCCATCAGCGGCGTGTTCGACTTTACAGTAGTGACTCCGGTTGTGGAAGAATACTATAAGAAACTAGGGTATGAGTTTTTCGAGATGACTGGTCGCAAGGGCTGGGAAAAGGTGATGGAGCCGATGGGCTACGAGTTCAAAAACATAACGATACGAAAGAGGCTATAAAATGGGTAGTATCTTTAAGTCCCCTCCTCCGGTGGTTGTCCAAGCTCCGCAGCAGATGACATCTTCCGGATCAACTGAGATCAAGCCGTATGCTCCTGTGGTTCCGTATATCGGGAATGTTCTGCCGCAGATCGAGCAAGTCTTCGGTGAGGCTCCTGCGCTCTATACTGGCTCACTGGTGCCACAGGAGTCGGCGCAGACGCTGGCAGCTAGAGACATCTATGGTCAGGTAGGGCAGACGGCAGCTGGTCTAGCACCGACCTACCAAAATTTGTTCGCAGCTGATCTAGCACGGGCCACAGCTGATCCTACGATGGACCCGATCTATCAGGCGCAGCTGGGGACGATTGCTCAGCGTGCTCGCGAGATGACCGAAGCGGACAAGGCGACGGCGCAGCAACAGGCGATTCAAGCTGGTCAGTTTGGTCTTGGGTCTACTGCTCTCGGCGAGCTACAGTTGATGCAGCAACAGAAGCGGGAAGAGCTTGCGCAGCGTCAGATGTCAGCTGCCCTACAGGAAGCAGAGGCTCGCAGGATCGCTGCGCAGGGCCGTACTCCTCAGTTGGCTCAGGCCATGCTACAGGCACAGATGACCCCTGCGTCTCTCCAAGAGGCAATCGGCCAGCAGGTCGAAGCTCGACAGGCGGCTGAATTTACTGATGCTGCTCGCTTGGCACAGCAGGAGCAGGAAGCTCGCAGGGCGCAGCTTATTACGATGGCGAACCTCTATGGTGGCCTTGCTGGTCTCGGCAGCAGCACTCAGATGCAGCAGACGAGCCAAGGCTATACCAGTGCTGTTACTCCCGGTGGGCCAAGTCCGTTCAGTCAGCTGGTCAGCGCCGCTGCCACTGGTGCTAAGATATACGCGATGTCTGATAAGAGGCTCAAGACCAAGATCAAGTTTGTCCGGCAGAGTGACAATGGTATTCGCTGGTACACTTGGGAGTGGAAAGACAAGGATATCAAGCAGCCTAGCTACGGCGTGATTGCCCAAGAAGTCCAGAAGATCAAACCAGAAGCAGTCATCACTGGACCTGATGGATTCCTGATGGTCAATTATGGAGAACTGTGATGGCGTCGAGTTTTCTGGACAACCTACTAGGCGGCACAATGGGGGACTGGTACGAGGGAAAGGGGTCTCTATCAAATTATCGGTCTGAGCTTGATCCAAGTACCGGAAAAATACGTATCTTTGAAACAGCGGATGACGAGAGCGACGTTAAAGAAATCGAGCCGGGGACAGACCTTTACAATACACTCAGAAATAAATTTACAGCTGAGGACGATTTTGACGAAGGTGGAACCTCTACTGGGTTAGATTTTGATAAACTCGGTTCTGTTCTTGGGAATCTAGCCGGGTCCGGAGATGGGGAAGCATTTAAGCCTATTCAGGGAAGAATGCAGAGTATCCCTAGGGTCCAATCTGGTAACGTCAGCTATAGGCCAACTCCTCCATCTGATCTTTACAAAACTCCAAGCTATCTGGCGAGTTCTCAAATGTACTACGACCAGCTTGGAAAAATGTTGGGCGGTTTGCTGTCTAGCAATATCCGTCGAAACCCAATTAAACTTCTGGTGTGAGATAAGATATGGCTGATTACAACGAACGCTCTGCCATCGCACGGGCAAGGATGGCTGATATACGAGATAAACTGTCTCAGGCGCAGAAGACAGGGGGCCTTCTTCAAGTCATTGGAGAGGCTGGAGAGGGCGCATATGAACTCGGTAGGGGTCTTCTGGCAGAGGGCAAGAACATTTTAGGAAATGTCCTCTTTGGGGAAAAGTATACGCCAGTTCCTCCCCCGACTGCTGAGAACAGTGAGATAGCTCGTAGAATTATGAGTGACTGGGGTATAGAAAGTTTTCCGACTAGGTTTGTTAAGGGCAATAGAGTAGGGGCCAGTAGTGTGTCTATTCCCTTGGATCGTCCCTACTCTCCTCCCCCACCATTTGATCCTAGGTCTGTTAAGCAGAGGGTAGCGGATGCTGACAGGGCTAGGAGAGACCTGACTACCGACTATGCAAATCCTATGTCCCCTATTCCAGTCAGCCGTAATACTCTTGGGGAAACTGGTGCGCAAGAATATATGCGAGAAGCCAGAAAGGCTGTGGAAGTAGAGCAAGCACGTCAAAATTCTAGGAGCAGAGACCCAAGCATTGTTACGAACCAAGCTCTTAAAACCGGCGCAGAGCAGTCGGAATATACCTCAGAGCGTTCAATGCTGGACAGAATGTATCAGTCCGGTCTGCTTGACACGCTCATAGGAATGTCTCGGGCAGAACGTAAATATGGTGTAGGACCTGTTGCAGCATTTTCAGAGGCGTTCCAAGATGTCCAGACCACTCGGGCAGCTACCGAAGCTGCGCAAGCTAAGGCAAAGCTTGAATTGCAGAAGGAACAGATTAAAAAGTCTGGTCCCCAAGAGTTCAAAGCTCCGCTTATTAAAAGTATTAACACAGCTAGCAGCCTAAAATCAAGCCTAGATAGCATAAATGAATATATGCAGGTGCTTTCCAATGCACGGATTGGCGGTTTAGCAGGAAAAACAGAAGAGGCTTACAAAGCTATTGGGGCGCTTTTCGGTTACGGGGGCGAGAGTGCCGCTGGCAAAGCTAGGTCTCTCAGGGCTTCTATTATGAATACTTTCGAGTCGGCTTATACTAAGGGGCAGATAACTAAACAAAACTATGAAAACTTGAGTAAGATTCTGCAAGAAGGCGGCTGGTTCGTTTCCAATCCAGAAGTCATGGGCCAGCTTGAACGTCTCAAATCTAAACTATCCGAACAACTAATAGTGAACTCTAAAATACTACGAGCTCAGGGGGTAGATCCGGGACAGTTCTCACCATATAATTCTGGCCTAGTTTCTGCAAGACGCCCAGCGCAATAAAGGAATACAACATTGGCAGAACGTGAAATTTATACGCTCTACAACGGTATGGAAGTCCAGCTTCCTGCTGGATTGTCTGATGCCGAAGCAGAAAATCTGATTGCCAAGGCTCTCCCGTCCGTAGCATTTGGCAAGGGCGTAGCCTATGATGTTTCAGAAGAATACGACATGAAATCAAGCGTAGACCATGCCGGTCTTCGTTTTGATCTTGCTTTGGCCAAGGGTAACCCAAAAGAGGCCAAGGCTGTTCTGGACGCTCGTCTGGGCAAAGACGGCTGGGGGCTGAGCGACTTTGGCGAGTTCTACGCCAATCCTATTGGTCTTCGTCGGCTTGGTATAGAACCCAAAGACAATCGAAAAGTGCTCATAGACGGTATAGAAAATAACGTCTATGACATTGTAGACATTGTGCCAGAGATTGCCACAGGCGTTGGCGCATTAGCCGCCGAACTACTTGTCCCTCTTCCCGGAACAGGTGCAGCTGGTGCCGCCGCAGTTGGGGGCTTCTTGGCCAGTCTTGGAACTCGGCAGCTAGTAGCACGATCTCTGGCGGCGGGTGCTGGGGATGTGACAGCTAACCTCGGACTAGAGGCCATTCAAACGTACCGTGGAAACCAGTACGAGGACCTAGGAGAGATACTGAGCAGTGCTGGAACGCAGGGAGCAGTTGTTGCAGCAGCTACGCTTGGACTTGGCCTTCCCCTTGCTGCCATCGGGCCGCTCGCTGGCAAAATGAAAAATGTTGCAAAAGAGAATATAGACAACGTAACGGCTAACCAAGGAATAGCGGTTACCGCTGAGTCTGCAAAACAAGCAAGGCGGGATGCCGTTGCTTTCCTCAGAGCGCAAGGCGTTCCCGAAAAAGAAATAGAAGAAATTGTCCCACTGATCACATTGAAACACCAGCTTGGCGACTCTGGCAACCTGTTTGCCAAGTTTGCTATTGTTTCTGAAGGCGCTGGTGCAAAAAACCTAGCTGATAGTCTTCCAGCAAAGGGTCTGGAGTTTCTGGACAAAATGGATAGTTTCTTTAGGCAAGGGCAGGCTGCTGGTAGAAACCCTGCTGACATCGCACGGCAGCTTAGGGAAACTCTGACCAAAGCAGAACTAGAAACTGCTCAGAAAATACAGAATCAGATTGACACTGCGTATAAGCAGATGTCTAGAACATCCGTTCAGAGGGATAGGGCGGAAATAGGAGATTTGATAGAGCTTCAGGCCAACAACCAGTTGCGCTATATGATGAAGAATTTTGACGAGTCGGCAGAACTCTACGCCAGCCCCGACCTTAACATTGATGGATTATACCAGACAATAGTGGATAATGATCTGGTAGCGGACTTGATTAACAAATTGTCCGGGGAGTATTCTAGGAGTGCTGAGGACGTAATAGCTATTCTCAATAAGACCTCTAATGGTTTAGGAAATCGTCTTCAGAAAGTTATAGACATCGAGGACGGATTTGCCGTTGCGAAAAAGGCAGACGAAGCTATTAGTGAACTGGACGACCTGATAACAGAGATTGGTCTGGGGAAAGGTTTTGCAGCCGATCTAGCGGCCTATACTAATAGGTCCTCTAAGGAAGCCAAAGAAGAGATCGCGTCTGTGACTGCCAGAGACCTATACGAGCTTGATCGAGCTATCCGGCAGAATATCTACAAAGGTAGGCTGGACCGTAACGGTATGAGAGAGGGCGTCATAGCTTCCAAAGAAATCTTGGACACTATGGACGGAATAGTCAGCCCCAACTTCTCTACTAAATTCCGGGAAGTCAACGCTGAATACAAAAAGGCGATCACGCCGTTTGCCAAGGGTCTAGGAAAGTTTGAAAATAGCACCGCTCAGACTATTCCAGACTATGTCAGAGACCTTGTCACCGGGCGGAAGACCGAGGTTTTCGCGGAACTCGTTGAAACTCTCGATGATATGCTCACCGGCATCCAGAAGGCTGGCGGTAAGGCTGCGAATGTTATGAACGCAGACGAGGTCCTTGGAGAGATCGCCACCCAATATATGCGTTATCACAGAGACCAGTTTAACCTCACTAGAACAGCATTGGATACTGGCGATATTCCAACTCTGCGTCAAAATGCCAGAGAGGCATTGGCTCAGATTGACAATCTGAAAAACAGGGAGACAACTGCACGGGCCAGAAAGGCGTTCGACAGGCTGTTTAACAATTCGGCATTCGAGCAGTATAGAAAGGCGCTGCAAGATTTGTCGAAGGGTAATGTCAGGGCTGTCGAGAAACTGAAGATGCAGCTTAGCTACGAAGAGGCTGGGCAGTTCGTAGACAATGTTGCGAAGATTGGTCGAAACCTGCGAGATGCGGACCTAGACGCAGCTGTTCAGCAGTATAGGGCCATTGGAGCAATTGAGCCGAGGGGGACAGACTTTTATAACCTGATGCTCTACTCTGAGATTTTTGATCGCGTTAAGAAGATAGCGGGACAGAACCCCCAGACGAGAAACCAAGCTCTTAAAGCATGGGCCGACGATATCGTTGCCGCTAATAACGTGTCTCCGGCTGCGCTGAAAGAGCTTCTGGGCAGCGGCAAGGAGGGGACCAAAGACCTGTACAAGCCGCTTATGCAGATGGCCAATGTGATACAGGGTGGCTTCAACCTTGATCCCACGGCTGGTGCTATCAGTGCAGCGGGACAGCCTCTGATGGGCATACGTGGTCTGATAAACTTCTCAGCTGGAGCAGCATTGAAACCAGTTGTGTTCATGGGGATGCTCAAGTCGTATGCCCCCGGTGGTCGCTCTTGGAAGGCTGTTAATGCTGCGATCAATGGTGGAGAGAGCATAGAGCAGGTGGCCAAAAACTCAAAACTGAACAAGAATGCTCAAGTTGCCTTGAAAGCTGCAAACGCAGGCGCAGCCAAGATACTGGCAGGGAGAGATGGTCTGTTCGCAGCGTCGGTAGCAGCGTACATGAACGAGGCTGACGAAAGGCTACCAAACGAAAACACGCCGGTAGTTCCTGTCAGACAGCGGACTGGGGCAGAGGCTGAGGCAGAGAGACAGGCTGAACAGCAGCAGCAACAGTCGGCTCTGTCTGCCGACACTGGTATAGCTGCAATACAGCAGATTGCCAGCATGTTACAGCCGCAGCAGATACAAGGTGTAGGCACCTCCGGTCTTGAAGAGGGTGCTCAGATAGCAAGGAGTGCGGCCTGATGGTAGATTTTTTCAAGGAGTTTAACCAAGCTGCCCAGAAACAAGGCGCTGCGCCTGTAGTAGACTACGCCAAAGAGCAGGCCATGAAAGGCGCTGCTGGTCTTGCTGCCATGGGCGCTGCTGCCGCTCTTGGTCCGGAGAACATAGAGGAAATCCGACAGACAGGCAGGGACATAGACGACAGGTTTGGTCCTGACATACGATTGATGCGCGATCAGCTGCCAGAGGGCATGTCTCTGTCCGCACAGCCCAACTACCTAGACCCAATGGCCACCACTGTAACACCTAGCGTAGACCTGTCCGCTATCAGTCCCTATCTGCAAGGCCAAGCGCAGGCAACCATGGGCCAAGGTGGGCTACTTGGTTACAACATTGACGCACAGGTGCCAATGGGTGACTTTACCGGCACACTGAACTATGGCCCACAAGGTGGTACAATGGGTGTCAACTATGCGCAAGATGGTTTCAGTGCTTCTGTTAATGCTCCTGTGCCTGAGCGAACCGCTAGCGTTAAAGGCTTGCTCGACAACATCACCGCAGGCTTCCGGTATACAAGCAGGTTCTAAGATGCAAGAGATTTTCAAAATGCTTGAGCAGATGCGCCGAGAGAACTACGGTGAGCCTATGCCCGCTAATCCTGCCGGTCTTCTTGGAGCGTCTCCTGCCCAAGCTGCGTCATCTTCTCCCGACCCGTTGCAGTCAATTATAAACAGGACTCTACAGGAAGAGGGAGGATTTCAAAATAGAAAAGATGATAGGGGTAATTTTATAAATGGCCGTCTTGTCGGAACTAAATACGGAATAACTCCAAAAGCATGGGCAGAACATACAGGAATGCCTGCCAAAGACATAACGGAAGATACAATCAAAGGCTTAAACCTAGACCAAGCTCAGGAGTTTTACAGGAGTAAGGCCCAAAAAGAATTTAAGTTAGAC